CTCCATAAACGGCTATCTGCGCTGTTGTCGCGGTTATCACCCATCATAAAGTACATGCCTTGCGGCACGACCCAGCTTGACTGCGGCTGGCCCGGCTGCTGGTAATATGAACCCGGCTGACTCTGCGCCTGGGTTACCAGCAGAATACGGTGGGTGACATCGCCCAGCGTCTCGTTGCGGGTGGCTAAACGCAGGCCGCCCTGCATCGATTCGCCCTGTGGTACCTGATAGAAACCGTTGCCAACTTCGTTACCGCTGAAGCCGCTAAAGGTCTGAATAAAGTCGCTTGGCTGCACGTCTGAATAGGTCACTGCCAGCGCTTTATCGCACGGCGTGCCGCCATCACAGGCGGGCTGAATTGAGACCGTTTTGCTCAACGGATCGTACACCACGCGGTCACCCGGCAGGCCAACAACGCGCTTAATGTAATCCAGGCTCGGATCTTTCGGGTATTTAAATACCGCGATATCCCCGCGCTTCGGATGGCCAGTTTCGATCAGCGTGGTCTGAGTAATCGGATCTTTAATCCCGTAGGCGTATTTCTCTACCAGGATAAAGTCACCAATCAGCAGCGTTGGCATCATTGAACCGGAGGGGATCTGGAACGGCTCATAGATAAATGAGCGCACCACAAACACCACGAACAGCACCGGGAATACCGATGCCGTGGTTTCCACCCAACCCGGCTGCTTGTCAGCCTTGGTTTCCGCAATGCCTTCGGCCTGCGCCGCCGCGCGTTTGGCGCGACGGGCCGGCGCCCATTTGAACTTATCGATGCACCAGACAATACCGGTGACGAGCGTTGCTATCGCCAAAATCAGGGCGAACATATTAGCCATTCCAGTTCCCTCAAAGCCCGAATTCGGGCTTATTTGCTGTCTTTACCTACGTGCAGAATGGCCAGGAACGCTTCCTGCGGCAACTCAACGTTACCCACCTGCTTCATACGTTTCTTACCGTCTTTCTGTTTCTGCAGCAGCTTTTTCTTACGGCTGACGTCACCGCCATAGCACTTAGCCAGCACGTTTTTACGCAGCTGTTTCACCGTTGAACGGGCAATAATGTGGTTGCCAATGGCCGCCTGAATCGCGATGTCGAACTGCTGACGCGGGATCAGATCTTTCATTTTCTCGACCAGCTCGCGGCCGCGGTACGGCGCGTTGTCGTTGTGGGTGATCAGCGCCAGCGCATCGACGCGCTCGGAGTTAATCAGAACATCGACGCGCACCATGTTGGACGCCTGGAAGCGTTTAAAGTTGTAGTCCAGCGACGCGTAGCCACGGGACGTTGACTTCAGACGGTCGAAGAAGTCGAGTACCACTTCCGCCATCGGGATTTCATAGGTCAGCGCAACCTGGTTACCGTGGTAAACCATGTTGGTCTGCACGCCGCGCTTCTCGATACAGAGCGTGATGACGTTGCCGAGGAACTCCTGCGGCAGCAGCATGTGACACTCAGCGATGGGCTCGCGCAGCTCTTCAATGTTGTTCAGCGGCGGCAGTTTACCCGGGCTGTCCACATAGATGATCTGGTTGTCGGTGGTCACCACTTCGTAAACCACGGTAGGTGCCGTGGTGATCAGCTCGAGATCGTACTCACGCTCCAGACGTTCCTGGATGATCTCCATGTGCAACAGACCCAGGAAGCCACAGCGGAAGCCAAAGCCCAGCGCGGTAGAGCTTTCCGGCTCATAGAACAGGGAAGCATCGTTCAGGCTCAGCTTGCCAAGCGCATCACGGAAGGCTTCATAATCGTCAGAGCTGATGGGGAACAGACCGGCGTAAACCTGCGGCTTCACTTTTTTAAAGCCTGGCAATGCTTTGTCAGCGGGGTTACGTGACTGGGTCAGAGTATCCCCGACCGGAGCGCCAAGAATGTCCTTGATAGCACATACCAGCCAGCCTACTTCACCACAGTTCAGCACGTCGGTATCAACGCGCTTCGGCGTGAAGATACCCAGACGGTCAGCGTTATAAACCTGACCGGTGCTCATCACCTTAATTTTGTCGCCTTTGCGCATGGTGCCGTTTTTGATACGCACCAGCGAGACGACGCCAAGGTAGTTGTCGAACCAGGAGTCGATGATCAGCGCCTGCAGCGGGGCTTCCGGGTCACCTTCCGGCGGCGGAATGTCGCGCACCAGGCGCTCGAGCACGTCAGGCACGCCGATACCGGTTTTCGCTGAACAGCGCACCGCATCAGTGGCATCAATGCCGACAATATCTTCAATCTCCTGCGCCACGCGATCCGGATCGGCCGCCGGCAGGTCAATTTTGTTCAGTACAGGTACGACTTCCAGATCCATTTCCATCGCGGTATAGCAGTTTGCCAGGGTCTGAGCTTCTACGCCCTGCCCGGCATCCACCACCAGCAATGCACCTTCACAGGCTGCCAGCGAGCGCGAAACTTCATAGGAGAAGTCAACGTGTCCCGGAGTGTCGATAAAATTGAGCTGGTAAGTTTTACCATCGGGTGAATGGTAATCGAGCGTCACGCTCTGCGCTTTAATGGTGATGCCGCGCTCACGCTCTAAATCCATGGAATCCAGAACCTGCGCAGCCATTTCGCGTTCGGTTAACCCGCCGCAAATCTGGATCAGACGGTCAGAGAGCGTGGATTTACCGTGGTCGATGTGGGCGATGATAGAAAAGTTTCTTATGTGCTTCATTTATATGAATTTTTTCGCATGTTGAATCGTTGAATTCTTCAGGATGGACACGGCAGTGGACACTTCTGTTAATGCACTCACTTTAACCCAACCCGCAATATTTGCCGCATCTTACACTGTTAGCACTGCTCGCGAAAGAACATGACGTAACCGCCGGTAAGCAAAACTCCCGGTAAATGGCCCAGGCATCTATATTGCCGGACCATTAAAGTCATGATGCTGCGTTATCGTCAGCACCACAGTCCCGATCACAATGACCTCACTCAGCCCCTCACCCTCTATCGCGTCACCGTCTGGAGTTATAATCGCCCTGCCCATCATCTTGCCGATCGCCACTTCGCCAAACATCTCATAGCAAATCACAGAGCCGCTTGCTGGCGCCAGTGAGCGGTCAATGACGTACTGCAGGCCGCCGAACTCAACGAGCGACGTTGATGATGGGTGCGGGATGAAGAGGCGGTTGAGGCAGATGCCGTCTTCGATGTAGTCCGTGGCCGGGGATGGAAAGCCCATATCAGAAGCCCCCGTTGTTCGGATTAAACAGCAGGAACGTCCGGCGCTCGCCTTCTTCCGTCGACACGTCTTTGAACGTGCTTTGATAGTGCTCAATCCAGCGGTTAGCCTCAGCAAGCGACCACTCGTAATTGACCTGTGCCAGTGCTGCGACAAAGTCAACTGTGGTCACTGTGCGCCGCCCGCTGGCCGCAATCCGTATGCTCGCCCGGAACGCCGCCGGGATGTCGTCTCTTCTGCCCATGATGCACCTCAATACTGTTTAAATACACAGTATTATTTGATCAGGTGGAGGGAATGATCAACCGGGCGGAGCGTGGAGAATTGTCAGGATCATGATCTGGCGGGAGATTTTCCTGCACCAAACTTTACGAATTCTTGCCATTGTCACGGCAGATGGTAGGATCTGCCCACTTCAAAATTTAAGATAATTCAATGTATAAACTATTCGCTCGCTATGCATCTGTGGGGATCGTCAATACACTATTGCACTGGGTAACTTTTTACGCGTTCTGTTACCTATTGATGACGACACAAGCCACGGCCAACCTTGCTGGGTTTGCCGTTGCGGCGACCTTCTCCTTTTTTGCTAATGCTAAATTCACTTTCAAGAAGAAAGCCACCGGAGCAAGATATTTATTTTTCGTTTCTTCAATGGGAATTATAAGCTTCGTAACGGGTATGGTTTCAGATTTATTTGAGCTAAAGCCTATTTTTACACTTATAATATTTGCTCCATTGAGCTTAACGATTGGGTATTTATGCAGCAATTATATTATCTTTAAAGGAAAGAACTGATGCTTATTTCATTGATTGTCCCCGTATATAACGAAGAAGATACTATTGGATTGTTTTATAAGGCAGTAAGAAGTAGTGAAGAATTGAATAAATATGAAGTTGAAATTGTTTTTGTTAATGATGGCAGTAATGACAATTCAGAGATTCTGATTTGCGATTTGGAGTCTCGTGACGACAAAGTTCAAGCAATTAGCTTCACAAGGAATTTCGGGAAGGAAGCAGCAATCATGGCGGGCCTTGACCATGCAAAGGGGGATGCTGTCATCCCGATAGATGTGGATTTACAGCATCCCATAGAGGTCATACCTAAGCTTATAACCAAGTGGCAGGAAGGGGCGGATGTTGTCCTTGCCAAGAGTACTACAAGACTTACTGACGGACTAGCAAAGCGTAAAACCACCGAGTGGTTTTATCGACTTCATAACAAGATAAGCAATCCAAAGATCGAGGAAAATGCTGGCGACTTTCGCCTACTGTCTCGTGAAGTGGTTGAAGATATTAAATCTCTTCCAGAAAAAAACCTTTTCATGAAGGGGGTTTTTGCGTGGGTTGGAGGAAATATTGAAATTGTTGAGTACACACAGAACTACAGATCTGCGGGGGCGTCTAAGTTCAATGGCTGGAAGTTATGGAATTTGGCACTTGAAGGAATTACCAGCTTTTCAACATTCCCTCTCCGTATTTGGACGTATATTGGCTTCTTTGTTGCAAGCCTAGCATTTATTTATGGCGCATGGATGGCGATTGAAACGATTATATGGGGAAATTCTGTTAGGGGGTATACATCTATCTTGGTATCTGTTCTCTTCATCGGTGGAGTTCAGCTTATAGGTATAGGTGTACTAGGTGAATATGTTGGTAGGATATATACAGAATCCAAACAACGCCCTCGCTATCTTATTAAGAAGAAGAAAAAATGAGATATTTTGAAAAAGACACAGATGGTAAAACACTACTTATTCTAATAGCAGTGTCTCTAATTTTTACACTTCCAGTAATTACAGCAAATATTTATTATCGTGATGATTTGGATAGAGTTATCACTGGGTACTATGGCTGGTCTTATGCTGCACGACCTCTAGCAGATTTAGTGATGCAATTTCTGTCGGGCAGCGGATTAAAACTTGTTGATTTTTTCCCTTTTTCTACAATATTTTCTGCCGCACTAATAGGTTTCGCTTCATTCTTAATCAAGAAATATTTAGACTCTTTTTCTATTGGCTGCTCTACCTTCATTTCTTCACTATTCATTATTAACCCTCTCTTCTTGCAGAATCTCCTTTACAGGTATGATGGATTACCCATGTCATTAGCTTTGATGATGGCTGTTTCATCTTATGTAGTAAGGCTAAATAACATTTATTTCTCCTACATTACTAGGGTCGCTTTAGCAGTAGCTTCACTCTCTCTTTATCAGCCATGCTTCAACATATTTATTGCATTTATTGCTATTGAATTGATCTGCGCATTAGTAAATAACTCCCAGCGCATAGCCATTGTCTTCCAAATTGCAATAAAGAGAGTTTTTGAATATCTAATATTTTACTCAATTTACTATATAACAATAGGGCTATTATTTTCATCAGGAAACTCTAGAGCCAAGTTTATAAGCATCGACGAGGTTGGTTTTTCGCACTTTAAATCTACAGTCATGCGGCTTTATGATATGCTCCATTCATTGAGCTTTGGGCCTAACTTAAAGTACTTGTCGGCAGGCTTAATCTTGTTTTCAATTTCATGCATTTCATTGATAGCTCGTGGTAAATCTGGCTTTAGTGTTGTTATGGCTTCTTTGATTGTATCAATTTTTGCATTCCTGGCATCCTTGCTTGGGCCAACGATAATGCTAATTGAATCTCCGGTAATGCCAAGAGCTGTAGTTAGCGTTTCAGTTGTTTTCGTCGCTACAGGGATTATGATTTCTTCTATGAGTAGTAGATTGGTTTTTTTATCTGTAATACCAGTCATGCCGTTCTTTGCTGCCAGTGCTCAGATAGGCAATGCAGTATCTGAACAAAGGTCATATGAGGATAACATATTTAACATGATCACCTATGACATAATGAACAAAACAGATAATAAGTTTAAGATAATAAAAGTTGTGGGCACCCCTAATATTAGCCCTCGATCAAAAAATATCATATCGGAGCATCCTTACATAAATTACCTTATAAGTCCTGCCGGAGGGTTTCAAGCATCTTTCATTCTCGAAGGGAAAGGTTTGAGGTCTGTGCAGCCTTCCTATGGAAAGGAAGTAGAAAACACTAAGCTTCTTAATGAATGGAAGGATATTGATGGGTGCATCATATCCAGCAACTCAATGTATTCTTTGTATCGAAATGGTGATGTTATTCTAGTTAACATCGGTGGGTGATTTAAATTAAAGGCGGGATGTTTGCCCGCCATAATTATGTATTCCTATACTGTTTGCAAGCTAACCACTGACCCTGAACCTATCGACCCCGCGAAGTTAATGGTCAGATTACTAGCATCTGATGTGATGCTTGATATAACAGCTGCAGAAGAACCATTCCCATACTGAACTTGGCTATCGAGCTTTGCTCCTACAACTGAATTTGCAGCGCAAAAGAAAGTTGCACCATAAGTCAACCCAGCCCCATTAACTGTCTTAATTCGTAACCATTCGGCGAGCAAATTATTGCTGCGATTGAAATTAGGGAATAATTCCTTAATGCGGGACATTGGTATGATGACTACGGATGTTGCGGAATTTACACCTACCCTTGCTTCCTTTACAGCAAAAGGAGATAAAGAATCTGGCGACGTACTATAAGAAACTGTAGATTCTCTAACCTCCTGTAATATCCCGTTTTGCCAGACCCTAGTGGCGTTAGCCCCGCGACCAATGCTCATTCTAAGCACGCTGCCTGTGGCGCAATTGCTTACCCCCAGGCCGGTGGTAGTTCCGTCCCACCAGTAGGCTGTTACATCAACTTCAGATCCTGATCCTAGTACATTTACTTTATTTCTCTTGCTAGTTCGACCGTTAGCGATAGTTCTTACCATCGCCCCGTCAGACACGGTCATATAGTATTGACCGTTATCATCCAGGTTGTCATATACACTGGAATAAATGTCTATAACACCGCCTCCGCTGATGTTGAAATACTCTCCCAGCGTACTCTCTGCATTGCAGCTGCCATTTAAGTTCACCTTATGGAACTTGTACGCCGAAACCCCTGCATGATCACACGCGGTATTGACTGCGGTCATATAGTCAGCATCGCGAATGTGAAGACCATATCGACCAGGGGTATTAGAATAAAACTTATCGAAAATTACGCTTGTTGCAGATTGGCCGGTTGCTCCTGCATCAACCCCTGCACTATTGAGGCGTGCATTATCGAAAAAACATCCGTCTTGGATGTCCTCATTCGTTCTCACCTCATGGAAGGTTCCCTGCCATGCTGTTTTAAACCAAAACGAGTGGAGGCATCCACGTGTATTAACCTGGCTAAAGGCATAGTTAACAACAGAAGGAAAATAAAACCCTACGGGCCTGTCAGACGCCAATCCTTCATGGCAGTCAATATCCAAACCATCAATTGACCAGTATCTACTGTCTTCAACAGTAACAAATACACAATTTATATTTAAGCCAGCATAGCCACCGAATACCTGAAGCAAGGTAGTAATACCAGTCTTCTCAGTCGTCTTTTTGTGCACAAAGCTCTTATTTCCGATTATTTTCCAATAATTCCCTTTTAGCTGTACTGGTGTAGTAACCAGATAGCGCGATCCGTGACTCATCTGAATGTAATTTACAGCATTGAACATTCGCTGAAATGCATCCGATGCACTTACGGCTGAAGATGGGACTACTGCGTTGGGAAGGGCAATGAATGGGATTGCCCCGAAGTCTTCAACAAACAAGTCTTCCTGCTCTACGCGCTCCCAGTACCATAGCGTGCTGACGGTGGCTACAGTCCCACCATTATCTGCAGGTACAGCTGACACCCCTGTTGTAGTGCGAGCTATGAACTCCCCACCACCCACTCTCCCGCCTTCATAGTATGAGGCGAGAAGTACACGCTGCCCTGCAGCTGTTGGTGTGAGTAGTCGCATATCGGCAAATGATTTTACCTGTCCGACATATTTGAATCCGTCATTCGCAGAAATTTGCGATCTGAACGCAGTATCCCCCACCGACATCCATTTTCCTGGGCCGATCCCGCCAGATGTCTGAGGTGTGGATCCTGAGGGCACAACTTTTCCTCCAGACACAAAAGAACCAGTCCATTTGTAGTACTGGTTGTCTGCAGTGTTGAAAAGAACTTCATTTGGTTGCGATAGCGTCGCCCCCGTTGTCAATGTAACGCCTGAAAGCGTTACATAACCAAATGAATCCATCACCTGTTGAGCCAGATAATTGATGCCCTCAATGGTGTAATGCTTGACGCCAAACCTGTCTGTGTACGTCCATTCCATTGATGTTACGTACTCGTCAATTTTCCCGGCATTGAATTTCAGATCGCGTGGTGATTCGGACGGTACAGCGTCTTGTGTTGGTGTGGTAGCCATAATTTTTCCATAAAAAAACCAGCACGTTGGCTGGCTTACTGGTGGATGATGTTTTTTAGGGGTAAATCAGATCGCTGTACTCCGACAGCGTGAATGATGTCGTTCCGTCGGCATTGGGCTTTTTGTCGTCAACTTTCCAGAGCGTTGCATCCATTTCCTGCTGCGTCGCAATGACGTAGCGCGATGGCGATTGCACGCTGTACCCGTCGTAAATATTGAGGCTGATTTCCGGTATCGCTGCGGTGAAACCGAAGCGTGTATCTGGCCTCATCGTCGCGGGATAGCGCTCTGACGTGCGACCAAGGCTGTCCGTGATTGTCACGAACATCTGGCCGCTAAACGTGATAGCTTCGCTGGTATCAAAATCATTGCCTACGCGAGCCACAACATAGCCAGACTGCTGATTGATATCGTAAGTGTCAGGCACCTGAACCATATCCCCGACAGATACATACTGGCCGTCTGCCAGCGTTTTGCAGCTCATCTTGCCGCGCGAGTGCACCAACTTATTGACCTCAACCAGCGCCCGGTCATTAGCCTGGTACTCATTACGTGAGCCGTTCAGCGAGATTTTCAGGGGGTTTTTTGCAGCCTCCTTCACAATTCCGGTTGAAGTGACCCGGTAGCGAATGTAGGTTTTTTTGTTTGTAGTGGGGCTGACATACTCGATTTCCACGCCGTCATAGCCGCCTGGCATGGTCATTGAGTAGGACAATTTATACTCGTCAGCGACCATGTTAGAGCGGTTAAAGGTGGTCGCCGGATACTGTACGCGCTGATCGCGAACGAACGAGAGCACAGCATCCTCCCAAAACGCAACCACACGCGCTACGTTACACGTGGTTTCCGCCCGGTTGCCGAGCGAGATATCCTCGTCGTCGAATGTGTAGTCGAAGTATCCCAGGCGCGGATCCGGTAATGAACTCGCTATCTGATACAAGCCGTAAAGGTCAATTGAGCTTTCATCCTCTCCACCGATAACCAGCCACTGGTGAGCCAGCGCATCGGCAAATGACCGGGACGGACGCAGCGTGTAATCAACCGTGCGAGTGGTCATGTTGTAGCTGATCGTATGCCGGGTAATGAGAGCGTTGTATTTTCGGTCTCGCACGCCGGTGGCCTGCTCAGTGGCCCTGACCGTCACCCGCACAAGCGTGTCATCAGGATGCACCTCATTATTTCTCACCCTGACAATATGAACCTCGCTCAGCTGCAGCACGCTGGTATCGTTACTGTTGTTGGTGCGATAGACCTGCACGGCATAGCGCCCATATCCTGCCGCTGGCGTGATTTTGACAGTGCGGTAAA